GAGAGAAGAAGCTTGTTGCCGCAGTATCTTGCCCCTGAAGAACTGGTGTGATAGCTAGATGGTGAAGATTGGAAGAGGCTAAGAAAATTTACGCTTACTGCGGAAACGGTTTTTGAACGGGAGCGGAACGCGTTATGGGTATATCAGATAAATATCATTTTGAGTGGCAAAACAGCATCGCATCAGATCTTGTTTCGACACAACTGATTAGCAGAGAATCAACTCTTGCCCCCCTTTGTTTAGGCGAGATGCAAGACCCACAAATGTTCAGCGCGTTAAAGAACCAAGGCGTCAGATTGGGAAAGCCACTTTGTATCGACGTACAGAATGACGGTAGTAAAGAAAATTGCATTCATGGGGATATTAATAGCATTGCCAATTTAAGCTCAGATTCATTTGATCTTGTGACATTGTTTCGTTCGTCATATTTCATTGAAGATAAAAATAAATTCTTATCGAATCTGTCGCGTATTTTGCGTCCGGGCGGGTTGGCTTTTATCGATTGGCTTCATGGCAGCAGTGACGCGCCAGTTGTCGGATTTGGAGGCGGCGGGCCGGTCTATGATGGAATCGAAAGATTGTTTCGAACAACTTATCTTGATAATATTTTTATTGATAGTTTTAGCGATGAATTCGAGGCTTTATTTCGCCATATAAATAGACCACCCAGAACGGGAAGATTTGGCGCTATTCGAGCGATACTCGACAAGCCAATTAACAATGTCACATTGGTTAATTATTATGAGAAGCTTTCGCGCACCCTTGCTGAGCGCGATTTCGAATTAATTACCGATTTGGACATTGAAGAATATGGGTTAGATATCACCTACAGATCGGCTAGGTATTTCTATCCAGATATTAGAAAATTCAACCTTTATATTTTCACTTGCTTTCAAAAGCGTTACGAATAAATTGATTCTAATGTGATTGAATTCGCCATCTGGCATCAATTAACAAACGCACGGCCGCCCGATGGTCGGCTGATTCCAGATTGACGCGGTTCTTGTTGCGCGTCGTTACCTTCATCGCTTCAAGGATGCCCTGCAGGTCGTTCAGCACCTCGGGGTGATATTTCGCCAGCTTTGCAAGGCATCAGTGGATTTAGGTAATCCGTTGCAAGTGCGCAAGGTTCGCTTCGACATGCACCTCAATGAGTTCTTCGGGCTGTTCCAGTGTGGGCATGGTGTAACGCTCGGGCTGGTATAGGCCGTGCAGTTCTGCCAGCGCGGCAAGTGCCTTCACCCGCGAATGGGCGTTCTTGTTGGCCGGGTCTGCCATCTCGTAGAGCTTGGCGCTAACTCGATCCTTGATGATGGTCTGCATGTGCTGCTCGGTGGGCTGCACGTCAGCAAAGACAGTGGCGAAGTACAGATGGCCGCTGCTCAATGTGATAGCCACACGCATTGCGGCAACGGTGTCAAGCACGCGCTTCCATACTGCGGCAGGAGACTCCCAGGGCTGAGCAAGAACATCTCTGCTCCCATTGACTAGCCAGATGGTGTAACGCTCTACCGGCGCGGTGCGCTCGTCGTCAACGACAACATGCAGGCGCTTGTCTTGGTCGGCGTGGGTAATGATCGCCATGTGTTCTTTCTCCTTATGGGGTCGGCAGGCTTGGTGTGCTGTACAGCCCGCTCAGGGTGTCGGCTGCGATGTACGGCACGTCCAGCTTCTTGAAGATCGCTTGCGCTGTTATGAGATACCTTTTAGTATCAAACTCAATATATAGAGAAGATGCAATGCCATTTATGTTAGATTTTTTGTCCCTTGTATAAAGGAGAGGCGTACTACAGGCTGTTGCTTTTTGTAGCCAACTATCAAACTCTAGAAGTCTCTGGTTGTCCTGTGCCTCAAGAGAAAATTGATCCATATGTACTCCATCTGTCTTTTCCCTTTCGTTAAAACCACTCAAACCGCAGTGTCGTAATTTCCTGCCATTGGCTACGCATGGGGTATGCGTGGCATAGATAGCAAAACAGGCAAGGCTCTTTCCGATATCGGGCACTTGCGCCAGTCCATTAAGGACGTCCTTACTACGCGCATCGGTACTCGGGTGATGCGCCGTGAATACGGCAGCAGGCTGCCGGAGCTTATAGATGCGCCTGTAAATTCTGATACCATTCTTGATATATATGCCGCAACTGCGGAAGCGTTACAGCGTTGGGAACCTCGTTTCCGGTTGCTGAGCGTTGCCGTGTCTGATGCACAGCCGGGTAAGGTGGCGCTTTCGCTGACCGGTGTATACTTGCCTGACGGAAAGCATGTAACCCTTGATGGTCTGGTGGTTAGCCATGAGTAACGGCTTTCACGCGATAGACCTTTCCGGCCTGCCAGCTCCCGAAGTTGTGGAGCCGCTTGAGTATGAAACTATTCTTGCCGCTATGGTGCGGGAGCTTACCGAGCGGGATCCTGCTTTTACAGCATTGGTAGAGTCTGATCCTGCTTATAAGGTTCTGGAAGTTGCCGCCTATCGTGAGGTGTTGCTTCGGCAGCGCGTAAATGATGCAGCCCGCGCCGTTATGGTTGCCTATGCCGGCGGCAGTGATCTGGATAACCTTGCCGCTTTAGTGCCGCTTGCACGCAAAACTGTGCACGCCGGTGATCCTGATGCTTTTCCACCTGTACCGCCCACCTATGAAAGTGATGCCGATTTCCGGCGCAGGGTTCAGCTTGCGCCGGAGGGGTTTTCTGTTGCTGGCCCTGACGGGGCGTACATCTTTCATGCCTTGGCTGTTACGGGCGTGAAGGATGCCGCCCCCGTCTCTCCGGCTCCCGTTGATGTTGAACTGTATATACTCGGTACAGAGGGCAACGGCGTTCCTAGTGCTGAGGTATTGCAGGCGGTAAGCGCAAAGTTTGCAGATCAGGACATTCGCCCCCTGACGGATAGGGTAACGGTGAAGCCTGCCGAAGTTGTTGAATATGATGTTTCGGCAACCATTCATATGATGACAGGACCAAGCCCCGAAAGCGTGAAGCAGGCAGCACGTAAGGATTTAGAGAAGTATGTTGCAGAGCGGCATAAACTTGGCCTTGGTGCGGCCATATCCGGCATTTATGAGGCGTTGCATATCTCCGGCGTTGTGCGTGTAGAGCTGCACAGCCCCGCCGCTGATGTTGCCGTGCAAACCCATCAGGCCGCGTTCTGTCGGTCAATTTCAATCAATATGAGCGTAAGTTGATGGCGAGTCTTTTACCCCCCAACACCACGGCACAAGAACAGGCACTAGCCGAAGGCATGGCGAGGCTTTCGACTGTGCCTGTGCCGGTTGCATATCTTTGGGATGCTGCAACGTGTCCTGCTTCGGCTTTGCCGTGGCTTGCGTGGGCGTTGTCCGTAGATGAGTGGGATACCACTTGGAGCGAGGCGCAAAAGCGTGGAGCAGTAGCCAGCGCCATTGCCATACATCGGCGCAAAGGTACGCGGGGGGCACTCAACAGGGCGCTTTCCGCGTTGGGCTATTCCATTCGTGTTGTTGAATGGTGGGAAGAAGAGCCGGAAGGCCAGCCCGGTACATTTCGCGTTTTAATCGAAGTTGATGATCGCGGTGTGGATGATGCTCTGGTGCGTTCGCTTGAACGCATTGTGCTGAAAACCAAAAACACCCGTTCGCACCTTGCAGGCATAACCATGGCAGGCAGAAGCGTAGGTGTTGTGTACGTGGGCGCTCATATGATGAGCGGCGATGTTGTGACCGTTGACCCGTGGATGCCTGCAAGTATTTCCAGCACGGGCGTGTTGCATGTAGGCGGCTGTCTGGCTTTGTACGAGACCGTAACCGTTAATCCTGTGGGGATTTGATGGCTCAAGACTTTTTTACGCTGGTAACGGAGATAGGCAGTGCCAAGTTAGCCAACGCAGTTGCTTTAGGCACACAAGTAAACCTTAGCCATATTGCGGTAGGCGATGGCAACGGCAACCCTATTACTCCTGTTCCGAGCATGACCGCGCTGGTTAATGAGGTACACCGTGCACCGCTGACAAACCTTAGCCTTGATCCGGAAAATCCTAGTCTGATTCTGGCTGAGATGGTTGTGCCGCCCGAAGTCGGCGGTTTTACAGTGCATGAAGTTGGTGTTTTCGATTCAGAAGGCAACCTGTTTGCCGTTGCTTCGTTTCCTGCCACCTACAAGCCGACATTTGCGGAAGGATCCGGACGAGAGATAGCCGCTATTCTGCGCATTGAGGTGAGCAGCACCGCCGCTATTACCTTGAAAATCGATCCCACCATGGTGCTTGCCAGCCGTAAGTACGTGGATGACTCCATAACCGTTGTTCGTGCCTGGTGCGAAGATCATATTAATCGCAAAGACGACCCGCACGAGACGCTACCTGCTGGCGGGGAGCCGGGGCAGATTCTCACCCGGCGTCCCGATGCCGGCCTCGCGTGGATGGATATGCCAAAGCGAATTCGGGGGATACGTCACGTAACGTACACAGAATCGGGCACATATACACCGGCGAGCAACGTTGCGATTATAGAGGTTCGCGTTTCTGGTGCAGGCGGAGGCGCAGGCGCAGACAACCAAGGGCATGTTAAGCCTGACGGTGAGGCCGGTGGAGACACGAGCTTTATAGGCGGCGCAACGTCAATAACTGCCAAAGGAGGCGGCCCCGGCTTAAACCCCCTTGCTACCGGTGTGATAAAAATCAGATCAGCTTGGTCCGGCGGGACAGCAACCGGCGTTGAATCCTCGTATGTGGTGCCCGCCGGAGGTTCATTGGGCGGGGCGACAAACGCCGCACGAGACGCCGCCAACTACATCCGCCACGGCATTGACGGGCAGCCCGGCGGGCTGGTTGTTGCTGTCATAGCTAAGCCGGTTTCAACGTATGACGTCACCATTGGCGCAGGCGGCCTATCGGGCACCGTCATGACGGGCACAGAGGCTGCAGCCGGTTTAAATGGCAGTGTAGTCATAACTGAATATCTGGAGGAATAAATCCTATGCCAACTTATTACAGTCCGGAAGGCAATCCTGAAATATGGGCTGAACAGCCGGAAGGGTATGTAACCAAACAGGAATGGCAAAAACAGAACAGTTCTGCGCCTACCCGCGCAGAACTGTACACGGCTAAACAGGCGGAAATCCGTGACGGAGCCGAAGCCATGCTGACCGCGCTGGCCGCGGAATACGCACCGCTGGAACGCCAGACATGGGACCAGCAGGCGGCAGAGGCAGAGGCCCTGCATACGGATGCGGACGCACCGGCCCCGCTGGTGCGGGCCATTGCCGCCACGCGGGGCATGCCCGTGGGTGAGCTTGCCGCCCGTATCCTTGCCAACCGCACCGCATGGGTTGCCGTATCCGGCCATGTGGTAGGCCAGCGGCTGGCGTATCAGGATGCGCTGGAAGCAACGCAAAGCCTCGCGGATGAAGAAGCTACCGCGGCAATATCCGCTATTGAACCTGTTTACACGCTGCCTGACGTAAAACAGGCCGCCCAAAGCTGATCCTTTAGTCCCTTTGGAGGGTTAACAGTATGAGTGAACTGTTTTTGCATGGTGTGGAAGTTGTCGAAATTGACAGCGGCCCGCGTCCGATCCGTACTATCCGGTCTTCTGTTATCGGGCTGGTGGGTACCGCTCCGGATGCAGATCCGGCGGTGTTTCCCATTAATACGCCTGTGCTGATTGCCGGAAGCCGCAACCTCGCAGCAAAACTGGATACCGTGGGCAATGGTGCAGGTACGCTGCCCGCTGCTATAGACGGTATTTTCGATCAGGCCGGTGCTGTGGTGATTGTTGTGCGTGTGGAAGAAGGTGCGGATGCAACAGCTACCATGACAGCGGTTGTTGGCGGCACAGATGCCAGCGGCAGGCCTACCGGCGTACATGCGCTTAAATCTGCTGCTTCGGTTGTCGGCTTTTCTCCTCGCATTCTCATTGCTCCCGGCTTTACTCACCAGCGCGAAGAAGACAGCCAGAACCCCGGTACATTTTTGAAGAACCCTGTTGCGGCAGAGCTGGAAGGCATTGCAAGCCAGTTGAAAGCCGTGGTGATAGTGGACGGCCCCGACGGCTCCGAAACAGAGGCTATGACCGCTGTAAATGACTTCGGCACTGCACGGATATTTTTCCATGATCCGTGGTTTCGCGTGTACCGCAATGGTGAATATGTTGACGAGCCGCCTAGCGCACGCATTGCCGGTATCATTGCCCGCATGGACAATGACAAGGGCTTTTGGTGGTCGCCGTCTAACCAGCCTGTATTCGGCATCAGCGGTTTAAGCCGTCCTGTTCACTTTGCCATGGGTGACTATAGCAGCGGTGCTAACCTGCTGAATGAAAAGAACGTGGCAACCACTATCAATTATGAAGGCTATCGGCTGTGGGGCAACCGCAGCACTTCCAGCGATCCCAAATGGGCTTTTCTGTGCGTACGGCGAACAGCCGACATGATTAATGAATCCATTCTGCAGGCGCACTTGTGGGCAGTCGACCGGCCTATCACGAAAACGTACGTCGAAGACGTTACCGAAGGCGTAAACAACTATTTGCGCTACTTGCAGAACAAAGGGGCCATTCTTGGCGGTACCTGCTGGCCTGATCCTGACCTGAATACGCCGGATCAGATCCAACAGGGCAAGGTGTTTTTCAACTTTGACTTTACACCGCCGTATCCTGCTGAGCGGGTAGTGTTCCGCTCCATGCTGGTGAACGATTATGTAGAGGAGGTGTTTAAGTAATGGCTCTTGCAGACAAGATTTTGAAAAATTTCAACCTGTTTGTGGACGGTCGGGGATTTGCCGGTAACGTAAAGGAACTCAAACTGCCCGATCTGACAATCAAGGAAGAAGATTTTCGCGCTGGAGGCATGGATGCTCCTGTAGGCGTTGATATGGGCATGGAAAAGTTGGTGGTAACGTTTACCACCGCAAAGCATTGTAAGGATACCTTGGCCCTGTTCGGGGTTTCTGCTTCTTCCGGCACTGTGCCCCTGATTGCCCGTGGCGCTGTGGAAAGTCTGGACGGCTCGACTGAATCCGTAAAGGTAACGATGCAGGGTAAGGTAATGAAGGTTGAGCAATCTGCATGGCAACCCGGCAGTGAAACGACCCATACCTATACGGCTACGCTCAGCTATTACAAATACGAGCAGGGCGGTACCGCTATCCATGAAATCGACATTCCCAACATGAAGCGTGTCATTAACGGCAAAGACATGCTGGAAGCACAGCGTAACGCTTTGGGGCTGTAACAATATATACGGGGGCTTCGGCCCCTGCTTTAAGGAATGGTTATGCAAAATACGGTTGAAACAATCACACTGGAATATCCTGTTGAGTACAACGGCGAAAAAATTACCGTTTTGCAGATGCGCCGACCCAAGGTGCGTGATCAGGTTGCGGCACGCAAGATGGGTAGTGACGATGCGGAGATGGAAATTAAGCTGTTCGCTAACTTGTGTCAGGTTGCGCCTGTCGTGATTGAAGATCTGGATATGAAGGACTACGGCAAGATTTCTGCCACGTTCCGCGATTTTTTATCGTAAGGCCTGATGATGCGCGAGTTATGATGTTGTACCTCGCGCATTATTCGGGCTGGGCATACCATGATTTGATGGAAATGACAGTTGAAGAACTGCTTACGTGGGTTGAGCTGATACCAAAGCCAAGCGAGTAGCCATGGCAACAAAAAAATATGCAGCCGTTATTGAAATAGGCGGCGCTGTTGCATCGTCCTTCAAAACAGCTTCGCAGGCTGTGAAGGGCGATTTTTCGCAGATAGGGGAGGCTGTCAAGCAAGTCAAAGAACGACAGGATATGCTTGAAAAGTTCGACCCTCAAGCGGTGCGCACTGCCGGGCGTGAATATCGTGACCTAAAGCGGGATGCTGCCAAGCTGGCAAAAGCATATGAGCAGGCCGAAAAGCCTACAGCAGCCATGCGGCGTGAGGTTGCCCGTGCTCAACGGGCGGCTGAAAAAGCCGGAAAAAGTTATAAAGCTCAGCGTGAACGGCTGGATAGTCTGGGCAATGCGTTACGTGATGCCGGTGTGGACACCAACAAGCTGAGTAGCGAACAGCGCCGCCTTAGTGCCGAAATGGCAAAGGCCGAAAGCCGAATGCAGGCTCTGCAGCGTGCAGCAGATGCAGGAGTAGGGCAGGCATTTGGTAATACTGCACGCAGTGCAGGCCAGCTAGCTATGGGCGTTGGCGCGGTAGCCACCGGCATTGGTGCTGCAGTTACCATGACCAATAAGCTGACAGCAGATCAGGAAAACCTTGCCCGTTCGCTGCATGTTTCCAGCGCCACCTTTGAGGCATGGGGTGGCTTGGCAAAGGAAGCCGGTTACGAGGCCGACCATGTTGGCGATCTGATTGAAGAGATGACCAACAAGCTTGGTGAAAGCAAAGGGCTGGAAGAAATAACACCGGTCAAAGAGTCGTTAGAAATCCTCGGGCTGGCGTTTGAGGATATTATCAACCTCTCGCCGGAAGAACAGTTTTTAGCCATAGCCAAAGCCGCTAAGGAACTGGACGATCAGCAGGCGGCTGTATCTGCCGCTGATATTCTGATGGGCGGTGAGGCTAATAAATTTTTCGGCTATCTGCGAAGTCGTAAGGAAGGCGTTGAAGAACTTCTGGCACAGCAACGCGAGCTGAATGTACTGACGGACGAAGGAAGGGAAGGGGCAGTTGCTTATAATTCCTCAGTCAGCAAGCTTACTACAGTAATCGGATCTGCAACTAAAGAAGTGTCCGGCCTGATTGGCGGAGCAATGGCACCATATATTGAGGAGATCGGGCCTCAGTTTGCTGCATGGATGGATGAACACCGCGAGGACATTAAAGGCTTTGCGGAAGGCTTTGGCAAAGCCTTGCCGCAAGTAGGTGCGTTTGTTTTCGGTATGCTTTCCGTAATCGAAAGCATAGGCAGTGCGGTTGGGTGGCTTGCCGAGATGGTAGGAGGCTTTGAAAACCTGTTCTGGATCATCGGCGGGGCAATGGCTGTAAAGACGGTAGGAAGCCTGCTTATGTTTGGTCATGCCGTGTATACCGCAGGTGCGGCATTGGCTCCGCTGGTGGGAGCGGCATTGCCTGCTTTGGCTGCTGGTATCAAAGCTGTGGGCGTGGCCATTTTGACTACACCTGTCGGTTGGATTATCGGCGCGATAGCAGCCGCTGTTGCTGTTGTGTATCGATTGATTACTGCATGGGACGAACTGAAAGCGGCTTTCTCGGTTGGCGGGGCTTGGGGGGCCGCAAAAACATTTTTCGGCTTTGGCGATTCCGGTAAAGAGCAAGATCCGGAAGCCACCACCGGAGTAAGTGAAGCTACTGTACCAAAATCATATAGTACGCCACGTCTTCCGGCTGCTGGTGGGGGCAGTAACACAAACGTGCGGCAAGATATACAAGTACAGGTTACTGCCGCCCCCGGGCAATCTGCTTCGGATGTGGCTGATGAAGTCATGCGCCGGATGGATGAACAGCAAAATTCACTTGCCCGCGGTGCGTTGTATGATGGGGTGTAACTTATGAAACGACCAATGATGAAGTTAGGGCGGTATACCTTTGGCGTGGATACTGCCGCCTTTCAGTCGTTTAGCAGGCAGAGTCAGTATAGTTGGGCATCGCAGGAGAGAATCGGCAGAGAGCCCGCGTTGCAATATTCAGGGCCGGGACAAGACAAGGTCACATTGCCGGGCGTTATGTTGCCTGTATATGCGGGCGGGCTTGGTCAGCTGGATGAAATGCGAACACAGGCAGCACAAGGGCAACCATTATTAATGATAGACGGACGCGGCGGGATCCATGGTTATTGGGTGATTTTATCCATCCGCGAAACTCAAAAGCACTTCTTGTCTGGCGGTGTACCACGCCGCGTAGATTTTTCGCTGGAACTGCAATACCATGGTGAACGTTTATGAAATATCGCACTAAAGACGGGGATACGTTGGATGCCATTTGCTGGAAGTATTACGGCGCACAAGGCGGAGCGGTTGAGATCGTTCTGGAAGCTAACCCCAGACTTGCCGATATGGGGCCGGAGCTGCCTTCCGGTGTGATTATTACACTGCCCGATATGCCGGAACCGCAAATAAAGGAAGGGGTGACGTTGTGGTAGATTTCTCCCCGCGTTACCGGATAACTGCGAATGGCGCAGACATTACCACAGCCCTGATGGAGCGTAGTGCTTCAATAACAATTACAGATGAGGCAGGCATTAAGTCTGACTCGCTGGATGTTACTTTGGACGATGACGGTATTCAGGTGCCATCGCAAGGAGCAGAGTTGCAGGTGTATATGGGCTATGAAGGTGGCGTGCGGCAAATGGGCTTGTACGTGGTGGATGAGGTGGAGCTTTCCGGCCCGCCTAACACGTTAAAGATAAAAGCCCTTGGTGCACCGCTGGCAAAAAGCAACACATATACACAATTGCAGGAGCCTCGTTCCCGCAGCTGGACACCTGCAACAGTTGGCGACATGGTAAAGACTATTGCCACTGAGCACGGATTAAAGCCTGCTGTTTCTGCCGCACTGATAGACAAGGCTCTGGAACACATAGATCAGACAGATGAATCTGATATGCACCTGCTTACCCGTCTGGCGCAAGAGCACGATGCCATTGCCAAGGCAAACGGAGGCTCCTTGTTGTTTGTTGAGAAAGGCAAAGGTCAGAGTACTACAGGCCAGCCGATGCCGCGTATTGTCTTAGTTCCGGCTGATGTAACGCGCTGGTCTGTTAAATTAAGTGGTAGGGGAGATTTTAAACGGGTGATTGCCCGCTGGCGTAATGTTGCAGCTGCACAGGATATTGAGGAAGCCGCCGGAGCGGGGGAGCCTGTATACCGGATCCGTTCCGTCTTTCCAGATCAAAAAAGTGCACAACGCGCTGCACAGGCAAGATTGCAAACATACCAGAGGGGAGCAGCTACAGTTTCCGTCACCATGCCCGGACGGCCTGATCTGGTTGCTGAGTCCCGCGTAATCCTTTCCGGCTTCCGTTCCGGCGTGGATGGAGAATGGAGCGTTACCCGAGTAACTCATTCCCTCTCGCCACGGGGATATACAACTTCTGTGACGGGGGAAGTGCCGTAGTATATTTTGTAAAAATAGAAGTGAAGTTGGGGTGCTTTTGGGGGTGTTTTAGTTGCTGTGTGGTTTTAAAATGTAAATATATAATATACTTATTGGCTTAGTTCGAGTCTCCTCTCTCGCACCACAAGCACTTCTTCAGAAGTACTGGAAAGTCCGCAAAAGCTACGGCTGGCGCGGGCTTTCTTGGTTTTGTCGTCCGGTTGTGTCCGGTGCAGGCACTGTGTGACCGGAGATCGGTGCATAGGTGGCCGTAGTCCGTGTCGGCTGCGGTCGGGTGCTGCAGTGCAGCAGGTACGGGCTGTCGTGTGCTTTGTCGTACGGTGCCGGGCTTGGCCGGGAGAGTGGGGCAGTTCCACCCCCGCCGTCGCAGGCGCGGAAACGGGGGTGGGCTTCATTGTGCCGGCTGCAGATGACTGTTTGCCGGATGACTGTTAGTCGGATGACTGGCTACACGGCTTCACATTCGCACAGGTCGCGGGCTATAATCCGCCGTGCAAGCGGCGATTCCATCTGAACAACCTTGTACTCGGGGCGCCTGCATTCACCGTGGCCGTATACATAGTCGGCTGATTCGAGTCTGTGGATGGCAGCCTCTGCCTCTTCCCGTGTGCCGGAAACGGGAGAGTTGTCCGAGTCACGGTAAAGCTGCCATCTCTGATCTGCATCCATGGTTCCGGTGAAAAAATGGCGCCTCACAATGACCGTGTACTTGTTCATGTCGTCCTCCTGTTTTGTCCGGTGCAAAAAGCCAGACAATGTGAATGATATATTCTTATAGGCATACCTGTCAGTAAAAGCAAGTTTTTGTAATTGTAGAAGTTTTTGAATGAGTTGCAGCGCGGTGCCGATGATCTCATATGCTCCGGCACTGGTATGCCCCTGTTGATTTCTGCGCAGTGCCGGACCTCAGACCGGTGCGGCCGGGGCGTGCCCGCAGGGATTGACTCCGGCATAAATTACGCGTAGCAAAACCCGATTTGTATCCGTACATTTTTTGTATCGAAACGATGCCTTTACCAGCGAGTCTCTGCATGATGCCGCTGGTATGTCATCTGTATTGAAAGAAAGAGCGGTTGCCGCTTTTTCAGGTGAATATTCAAGCGGTATATCATGTCGTGTCCCTCAGCGGACCATGCCGTTAAAAATCCCGCCGGGCGTCCGCCGGAAAGCCGGAGACCCTGAGCCAGCACAGACGCCTCTGGCGTGTAAGGAGCGAACCCATGGAATATAATGTCGAAGACCTTTCGCCGGTTAAAAAGAAAATTACTATCACAGTGCCCGTTGAAGAAGTGAATGCCGCTCTGGCTGCCACCATCGCCGTGTACCAGACCAGTGTGAACCTTTCCGGTTTCCGCAAGGGTAAAGTGCCTGCCAGCATCATCGAAGGACGCTTCCGTAAGGAAGTATACAACGAAGCCACTCAGGATCTGGTGAACGTGCATATCAACGAAGTTGTGGGTTCGCTCGACACCCAGCCTGCTTCGCGTATCGACTTTGATGGCGGGCAGCTGGAACGTGACAAGGAATTTGTCTACACCATTTCTTTTGAAGTGATGCCCGTGTTTGAAATGCCTGATTATGACGGCATGGAAGTTGAGCAGGAAAAGCCCGAGGTTGACGAAAACGAAGTCAACGCCGTGCTGGAGCGCATTCGTACCAACCTTGCCGACGTGGTTACCGTGGCAGAACACCGTCCCGCCAAAGACGGCGAGATTGCCGTGCTGGATTTTGCCGCTTATGAAAACGGTGAGCCCATTGCCGGTGTGGCCGCAGATAATTTTGAACTGAATCTGGGCGGCAATCAGGCGCTGGTCGATTTTGAAGAGCTGGTGAAGCGCGCCGTGCCCGGTGAAGCAACCGAAGGCGATGTCACCTTCCCCGAAGATTTCATCAACCCCGAGTTTGCAGGCAAGACCGTCACCATGAAAGTGACCGTGCACGCCGTGAAAGAACGCAAGCTGCCCGAACTTGATGACGAACTGGCCAAAAAGGCCGGCGGCTTCGAGTCTTTTGATAAAATGCGTGAAACCGTGGAACAGTCCTATCTGGAAAGCCGCACTCAGCTGTGCAAGGCTCAGGCCCAGAAGACCATGGTGGACAGCCTGCTGAAGACGCTGGACTTCCCTGTACCTGAATCCATGCTGGAAATGTACATGGACAGCCTGCTTGCCGAAAAGAAAGACCGTCTTGAACGTCAGGGCAAAAGCCTTGAGTCTCTGGGCAAGTCTCCTGAAGAGCTGCGCGACGAAGTGCGCCCCGAGGCAGAGCACATTGCCCGTACCCAGATTTTTCTGGTAAAGGCAGCCCAGAAGGAAGGCGTAACTGTTTCCGAGCAGGAAGTGGATCGTCAGCTGCAGCAGATTGCCATGCGCAGCGGTCAGGATTTCCAGACCATGAAGGAACACTACACCCGTACCAACATGATTTTTAACCTGCGTGACCGCATGCTGGCTGACAAAGCCATGGAAGCCATCTACGAAAAAGCGGCCATCAAAGAAGTTCCCGCAAAGAGAGAAGCAGCCGAAGCCGCTGAATAGTTTCTGCTGTATCTGTTGTTGTTTTGCAGGGGAAGTGCACCGCACTTCCCCTGTTTTTGTCTAAAATGCGGCAGGCGCTATTGACTGCGGCCCGTCGCGTGATAACGATTGTCTTGAGCCGCCAGCACACTTGAGCAGTCGGCACGCTTTCTGCTACTATGCAGATGTGTCCGCCGCTGCAGAGTGAAGGTTGCAAAAAGCGCCATAATCCGCTTTTTTTACGCGGATGCACGGCGGCGTGTATGACCTGCCGTCTTTTTGACTTGAACATACATACAAATCCCGATGTCCCGCCGTTCGCTTACGGGCAACAGCCGCATCATCACCCAGGAGTTATCATATCATGCCCATCCCCATGGTTATTGAGTCGACGGGCCGTGCCGAACGGGCCTACGATATTTATTCCAGACTGCTGAAAGACCGTATCATTCTGCTGGGCACCCCCGTGGATGACAATGTTGCTTCACTTATCTGCGCCCAGCTGTTGTTTCTGGAATCGGAAAACCCTGAAAAGGAAATTTATCTGTACATCAATTCGCCCGGCGGAGTGGTGACAGCGGGGCTGGCCATATACGACACCATGCAGTACATTTCCGCGCCTGTGGCCACGTTGTGCATGGGGCAGGCCGCCAGCATGGGGGCTTTTCTGCTGGCCGCAGGTCAGCCCGGCATGCGGTTTGCGCTGCCCAACAGCCGCATCATGATTCATCAGCCCATGGGCGGTGCTCAGGGGCAGGCCACAGACATTGATATTCAGGCTCGGGAAATTCTGCGTCTGAAGGACAGACTGAACGAAATTCTGTCCCGTCACACGGGGCAGCCTCTTGAAAAAATTGTTGAGCATACCGATCGCGATTATTTCATGGGGCCTGAAAATGCAAAGAACTTCGGTATCATTGACCGTATTCTCACATCGCGCAAAGATGTGGAAAAAGACGGCAAATAACAGGAAGGGCTAATGGATAGAAAAAATGACGGGTCTGCACAGGAGCCCAGATGCTCGTTCTGCCAGAAAGGGCCGGACAGCGTAAAGCGCCTGATTTCAGGGCCTGATGTTTATATTTGCGATGCATGCGTAGAGCTGTGCAATGAGATCATTGCGCAGGAGCATGTGCAGGAATCAGTGGATGCGGGCAAGCTGCTCAGCCCTGCGGAAATCAAGGCCAGGCTGGATGAGTATGTCATAGGCCAGCATACGGCCAAGAAAATTCTGTCAGTCGCTGTGCACAACCACTACAAGCGCGTGTTTTTTGCAGAAACACTTTCTGATGAAGTGGAACTGGAAAAAAGCAATATCCTGCTTGTGGGGTCTTCGGGCAGCGGTAAAACCCTGCTGGCTAAAACTCTGGCCCGTGTGCTTAACGTGCCGTTTGCCATAGCCGACGCCACCACTCTGACAGAGGCCGGATACGTGGGCGAAGATGTTGAAAACATTCTGGTGCAGCTGCTGCAGAATGCCGATTATGACATCGAAGCCGCTTCCAAGGGTATCGTGTATATTGATGAAATCGACAAAATCTCCCGCAAGGGCGACGGTCCTTCCATCACCCGCGATGTTTCCGGCGAAGGCGTGCAGCAGGCGCTGCTTAAAATCATCGAAGGCACCGAAGCCAATATTCCGCCCAAGGGGGGGCGCAAGCATCCCCAGCAGGAATTCATCCGGCTTGATACGTCAAATATCCTGTTCATCATGGGCGGGGCATTTATCGGGCTGGACAAGATAATCGAGCAGCGGATGCATGGCGGTGCCATGGGCTTTGGTGTCAAGGTAGCCTCGAAAAAGGAGACCCCGCTTTCCGACCTGCTTGGCAACGTGCATCCCAACGATCTGGTCAAGTTCGGGCTTATTCCCGAATTCATCGGTCGTATTCCGGTCATTACGCATGTGAATGAACTTGCGGAAGATGACCTTGTGCGCATTCTGCAGGAGCCGAAAAATGCCCTGGTGCGCCAGTACCAGAAGTTGTTCGAGCTGGATCACGTGAAGCTGCGCTTTACCAGCAATGCACTGCGCGCGGTGGCCCGTCAGGCCATAGAACGCAAAACCGGCGCCCGCGGGCTGCGCAACGTGCTTGAGTCCGTCATGCTTGAAATTATGTTCAATCTGCCTTCCATGACCGGCGTTAAAGAGTGTGTCATCAACACCGCGGTGGTCGAAGAAGGCAAGGAGCCTATTTTCCTGTACCAGACGGAAGCCAAAACCGGAACCTGATGCCCGCCAGACGGGAATCATCGTTCCGACGGCTCCCGCCGGCCGGGTTCCCGAAAGGGAAACGCCTGCCGGAGAATTGACAATTCCGACAGGGGCGTTAGCTTTTGGTCTGACGTCCCTTTCTTTTTCAACGTGCCGGACGTTGACCTTCTTCAGGAGGAGTAAATGACAGATTTTGATGCAGAATTTTCCGCAGGAAACCCTGAGGGAATCCAGCTTCCGCTTATGTCTCTGCGAGAGGTGGTCATGTTTCCGCGCTCCATCGTTCCTCTTTTTGTGGGACGTGAAGCGTCTATCAAGGCCATCGACAGCGCCATAGAGCATTATGGCAAGACTATTTTTCTGGTGGCGCAGCGCGAGCCTGAACTGGAAAAGCCCGGTCCCGAGGATGTGTTTCCTGTGGGAACCGTCAGTAAGATTCTTCAGATTCTCCGCTTGCCCGACGGCACCATAAAGGTGCTTTTTGAAGGTCTGTACCGCGCCCGCTGGACAGGCGGCGAACTTTCTGTGGAATCTGGTGATTCCGCGTACCCTGTTGTTACGGTGGACCCGCTGGATGACGACGGCGATGCCGGTCCTGAAGCGGATGCTTTGGTGCGGGCCACACATGAGGCTCTGGAAGAATACAGCAAGACCAACAAAAAGCTTGCGCAGGAGGCTCTGGCAGCCATTCTGTCGCTGACATCGCCCGGCAAACTGGCAGATGCCGTCATGCCGCACCTTAAGGTGGAGTATCGTAAAAAGCAGGAAGTGCTGGAAAACACCGACCCCGCTAGCCGTCTGGAAGCCGTGTTTGAAATGTTGCAGGGCGAGATTGCCATATCGTCCATGGAAAAGCGCATCAAAAACCGTGTGAAAAATCAGATGGAGCGCAACCAGCGCGAGTACTACCTGAACGAACAGATAAAGGCCATTCACAAGGAAATGGGGCGCGAAGACGACCCGCAGGCCGAAGTGAACGACCTTGAAGAGCAGCTCAAAGCCAAGGATATGCCTGATGAGGCGCGTGAAAAAGCCTTGCGCGAACTTAAAAAGCTGCGCCAGATGCCGCCTTCTTCCGCGGAATACACCGTGGTGCGCAACTATGTGGACTGGATAATCGATCTTCCCTGGAATGCGCTGAAAGAAACGACCATCGACATAGAAGAAGCCCGCCGCACGCTGGATAATGACCATTACGGTCTGGAAAAGCCCAAAGAGCGTATTCTGGAATATCTGGCTGTGCAAAAGCTTGTGAAAAAGCTGAAAGGCCCTATTTTGTGTCTTGTCGGGCCTCCCGGCGTGGGCAAGACATCGCTTGCCCGTTCGGTGGCCACGGCCACAGGACGGGAGTTTGTGCGGCTTTCGCTGGGCGGCGTGCGTGACGAAGCCGAAATCAGAGGGCACCGCCGTACATATGTGGGGGCACTGCCCGGAAAGATTCTGCAGTCGCTCAAGCGGGTAAAGTTCAACAACCCGCTTTTCTGCCTTGACGAAATAGACAAGATGAGCACCGACTTCCGTGGTGATCCTTCTTCGGCTCTGCTGGAAGTGCTTGACCCCGAGCAGAACGGCACGTTTGGCGACCATTATCTTGATCTGGACTACGACCTTTCGCAGATCTTTTTTATAACCACGGCCAACAGCCTGCATTCCATTCCGCTGCCGCTGCAGGACCGCATGGAGATAATCCGGCTGCCCGGCTATCTGGAAACGGAAAAGCGCCGTATCGCACGCGATTTTCTGCTGCCCAAGCAGATAGAGCAGCACGGCCTGAAACCGGAAAATGTCCGGCTTTCAGACAATGCCCTGCTCGACATTATCCGTTCCTACACGCGTGAAGCAGGTGTACGTAACCTTGAGCGCGAAATCGCCACCATCTGCCGCAAGTCAGCCATGCAGCTTGTGGAAAAAGATGACATGGACCGAGCAGTGACTGTGTCCAGACAGAATCTGGGAACGTTTCTCGGGGTCAAAAAGTACCGGTACGGAGAAAAGGAAAACCAGCCGCAGGTAGGGGTTTCCACAGGGCTGGCATGGACGGAGCTTGGCGGAGAGCTGCTGCTGGTGGAAACTGCCATCATGCCCGGAACAGGCAAGGTATCCATCACCGGAAAGCTGGGTGATGTGATGACGGAATCTGCCAAGGCGGCTCTTTCCTATGTGCGCTCGCGTTCCGACATGTTCGGTCTGCGTCCTGATTTTCATAAGGAAATAGACATTCATGTGCACGTTCCCGAGGGCGCCACGCCCAAGGACGGCCCTTCGGCGGGTATCACGCTTGCCACGTCGCTTGTATCTGCGCTGCTGGGCGTACCGGTAAGCGACGAACTGGCCATGACCGGTGAAATAACGCTGCGGGGCAGGGTGCTGCCCATCGGCGGACTGCGTGAAAAACTGCTGGCTGCGCACCGCGGGCACATTACAAAAGTGCTCATTCCCCGTGATAACGAAAAGGATCTGAAGGAAGTGCCTGATGAAATTCTGAAAGGTCTTACCGTGGTTCCTGTTGATCATGTGGATGATGTGCTGCCCCATGCACTGCTGGCGGAAGCCGATGCCATATTCAACGGTATGGAAGGCCATACCCCGCTTTCCTGTTCTTTGAGAAAAGGGGCGGAGGTTCCGGCTTCCACTCCGCAGTAGACGAAGGCTTTTGCGCACTGTATCAAACGCCCCGCTGAAAAGCGGGGCGTTTCTTTTATGACGTGCGTTGACTTTGCGTTACGAGAAGAGTAGTTACCGTAAAAAGTGACCATCGGTCACAAAGTAAACACTGGTCACAAGGGTGTGCCATGAGACGCAGACAGCAGGAAAAAACACAGCAGACCCAGACCGAGCTGCTGGACGCGGCGCAGCGTCTTTTTGAAGAAAAAGGTTTTTTTGCCACAACCATAGCAGAAATAACTGCCCGGGCAGGTTACGCCAAAGGAAGCTTTTACCGCCACTGGGCGGGTAAAGACGAACTGATCCTGCAGCTTATCGAGCAGAAGCTGGCTGCCTACAGGGCCCGCAGGGCGGAGCGCCTGCAAAGCGCGCGTTCGCTGGAAGAAGCGCTGGATGCTGTCTGGGATTTTCTGGACAGCATCGTGGACGACCGCAACTGGTCGAGGGTTTTTCTGGAATTCACCATTCACGCTTCACGCGATGAACGGTTGAAGGCAGAGCTGGCTAAACGCATATACCGCCTTTCGGACGCCATGTTTGCCGATATTGTGGGCGGCTATGTGCCACAGGGGTATCCTGCGGAAAAAATGGGTGCTCTTAACACCGCGTTGTTTGAGGGATTTCTTATTCACAGCATTCTGGGCACAGGTACGCTGCAGACCCGTGATGTTCGTCTGGCGGCGCGGGCTCTGGCCCTGGCGCTTAAGGAAGGTTCTGAACAGGAACCGGCAACCGCGACAGAAAGCAGTTCGGGAGGGTAGTGTGAAACGTCTGATGTTACTGGCCGTATGTGCGGTCTTGCTTGGAGTGTCCGGCTTTGCTTCTGTATGTCTGGGGCAGACGTACAGGCTGACATACAGCAGCTTTTTTCCGCCCTCGCATGTGCAGTCCGTACTGGCGGAAGAGTGGGCGCGGGAAGTTGAAAAAAGAACAGCAGGCGCTGTCGTCATTGATTTTTATCCTGCCGGAACCCTGACAGGGGCAAGGCAGGCCTACGACGGCGTGGTGCAGGGGATTTCTGACATCGGGCTCTCCGCGCTGGCGTATTCCAGAGGACGTTTTCCGCTTATGGAAGCCGTGGACCTGCCGCTGGGGTATACCAGCGGGGCGCAGGCCACACGGGTTGCAAACAGCGTGTACAGTCACTTTGTGCCGCGCGAACTGCAGGACGTGCATGTGCTGTATTTTCATGCCCATGGTCCCGGGCTGCTGCATACGCGGCAAAAGGCGGTGCGCTCGCTGGAAGATATGCAGGGCTTGAAGCTGCGTGCCACAGGAAATTCCGCCAGTGTGGTCAAAGCACTGGGCGGGACGCCCGTGGCCATGTCGATGCCTGAATCGTATCAGTCCATCCAGCGCGGCGTGGTTGACGGCGGCATGTATCCCGCCGAAACAAACAAAGGCTGGAAAATGGCGGAAGTTGTTGATTACTGCACGGAGGCCGTGCCCGTGGCGTATACGACAACGTTTTTTGTGGTGATGAATAAAGACCGGTGGGAATCTCTGCCCGGTGAGGTGCAGGAGACCATCACCCGGATAAG